AAGTGACATTGCGGTGGCTAAGAGCGTTATCACTAAGACATACGAACACAAAAATGCTGAAGGACAGACGGTATTCTACAGACGCAGGGCCAGGGAGATACAGATTAGCGGTCTGGATTGGCTCTTCGCGCAACGTAAGATCAACGAACTTTCAGACCTTGAGCTTGATTTGAGTATTGAGTATCACAGAAACATCCTGTCACTGATGTGTACCGAGCAAGAGCAACGTCGTACAGCTAAGATGCACAGGTATGCTGGTGTTAAGATTCATCCAACACCTTCAGTAACAGATGTGAACCATACTACTACGACAACGGTGAAGAAAACTCGTACAGTGTCAAAGACCAAAGCGCAAGAACAACTAGCGGCGCTGCTCAAGAACATGGCCGCTAAAGGAATGACGATGGATAAGATAGCTGCGATGCTTAAGAAAGCGTAGGAGACACAGTGAAAGAATCACCAGGTGTGAACGTAACTGATGCTGAATTGAAAAAGAACGCAGAGGAATCTCTCAAACTTCTCGGCGACGATCCTGTAAACCACCCCTCACACTATACCTTTGGACGTTTTGAGGTTATAGATGTGCTACAGGATTGGTTTCCAGCAAGTCCACTGCTTTGGCAGGTTGTGAAGTATGTCGCTAGAGCACAACACAAGAGTTGCACACTGCAAGATCTAAAGAAGGCTCAGTTCTATCTCAACAAGCAAATTGCAGAATTGGAGAAGTAAATGAAACCCTCCGGTCAGTTGATTGAGTTTCTCAATCGTACACCACTTCCGTGGGTGCGGTATGATGAGTCGCAACAGAAGTTGATCGTTGTGATAGATAATCATATGCTCAGCACATACCGTAACTGTCCTCAACATTTCTTTTATTCCAACGTACAAGGCTATCAAAAGAAGTCCGGCGTTAAAGAAGGAGAAAAAGAACGTGCGTGGTATTTGGACTTTGGCGTTCTGCTTCACAAAATGCTGGAGATTTACTATCAGGAGTTTAAGAATCCTGACTTTGATGTTACTAAGTGGGCTTCTGTCCGTGCTATGGCCGAATGGCAGGAAATGAACATGGATGTTCACTCGGAGCATAAAGAGTTCAAAGTTATCGGCGGCGCGTTTGGTTTCGCTGGCTTGTTAATGCAGTATGCCTCTGTAATGTCGCCGCTAAACGAGAAGATCAGAGTGCTAGGAACTGAGGTCTCATTCGGTAGAAACGGCGAAGTTCCTCTGTATATTGACGAGGATATTGAAATCTATCTCGCCGGTCGCATGGACCTGATCGTAGACGATGGATATTTCATCTGTCCTATGGACCACAAGACAATGGGCGCTTTTCGCGGCGATCCTGGGATGCAGTTTGAGACAGAGGAAGGTCCGACAGGGTACATTTATGCACTCTCGAAGATTCTTCCGCAGTTTGTACCAGAGGACCAGCTCTTGAAGCGTGATTGCTCGAAGATTCTGATGAACTTAATTCAGAAGAAGCCAGCTTCCACGCCGCAAGAACGGTTCAAGCGTGTGCCGATTAGGAAGACGTCAGAGCAGCTCGAAGCCTATCGTTATAGGATGCTTGCAACTGTACAGCATCTAATTCTCGATACAGAGAGTTTTGCAGCTAGTTTTCCTCTTTGGCGCAACACAACAGCTTGCACGAACTGGCACATGACAACGTGTGCGTTCAGGGATGTGTGCAGACAGAGTTCCAGAGAAGCGGAACAAGCTACTCTCAGCAATGGTTTCCTTAAGTTACCGATATGGGATACCGAGTCTGTTCAACCTACAACATTTTAACAAGCAGGAGAAGGAGTAGCACATGGCAACAACGAAAACATACGAACCTGTAACAAGTCTGCCGAATTTGCAGATTACCAAGTGTCAGCAGATGCTTGCAAATCATATGCAATGCTGGCGAGCAGGAGATTATCTTGTCACAATTACTACTGACACGCCGACAGACGAGAATCCAAAGGCACAGACTGTGGAAACTTATCAGAAGTGTCGCGCTCATGCGTCCAGTGAAATGACACAAGATGCACAAACAACTGCGGATGAAGCGGCTCTGGCGGCAGCGCAAGCTGTTGTAGTGGCAGATACCGCACCCGTAGCAAACGCAGCAATCGTAAAGAAGTAACTCCAAAGGAGCAGGAATCCAATGGCAACAACACCAAATCCCTTCGTTAACATGGCCGGAGTACGCTCTGAGGATATACACGCCGCAGAGCGCCTCAAAATTGCGATCATGGGAGTGCCGAAGAGTGGAAAAAGTTGGCTTGCTGCTACAGCACCGGGACCGATCAGATACTATGACTTTGACGATCGTGCTGAGTCGCTGGAGGGTAAGTCGGGATTGTTTATCAGCAGTCCTCCGAAATTAACCATGCTAACGATAGAATCTGATCTGTCAGTAATGAAAGCGAATAAGGCTAACGGCTTGGCGCTTCCAACAACTATAGTCTTTGATTCCATCACTTACATGGTCAGAGCTATGGAAGAAGAGATTCGCCGACAAGCTAAAACACTCTTCAAGGAAATTAAGGTTGGAAACTCTACCTCAGTCTATAAAGGTAAAGACTGGGATGTTGTAGTGGGAATCCAGAGATACATTGAGTATCTGGTAGCAGAACTTACTACACTTGGAGTCAATTTTATCTTCGTCTTCCATGAAAGAGATGAAAAAGACAATGCTGAGTCTACAAAAGAAGAAACTAAGTACACTGGCAAAGTGATTGTCAGTCCTCAATATCTTCAGAACAGTCTCAGTCTTTTTAACGAGGTTTATCGTATTGTGGTTACAGGTAAGCAAGAGTATAAAGTCACCTGCAAACCAACGTATGATGTGACAGCTTCAACTACGATGCTCCTCGATGCTGAAGAGAAACCGAACATCATGGACATGATTGTGAAGCACAAAAAGAAAAGAGAGGAATTGAACAATGGCAAAAAGTAGGTTGTACACGTATGCTGTTCTGTATCATCCTAAAGTTGTCAAGGATGCTGCGGGAAATGAGATTCAGGAAAAGTCAAGTATTCTGGTCTCGCCGACTTCAACTATTGCTACCACGGATGCGGAGATTCAAATCACTGCTTCTCGTAGCATCCCAACAGATTATCTCGACAAGCTTGAGCAGGTTGAGATTGTAGTTCGCCCTTTGTAGCCCTGACTAGACACTATGGCTTAGCTATGATGGATGATTTGGTAGAGTATGGTAGCTATCCAAATACTAAGCAGAAAAGAAAAAGGAGCAGCACACAATGGCATTTCAAATGTCTTATCAGAAAGAAGAACTCTCTGGAGCATTGCCCGTACCAGCAGGATGGTACACACTACAGATCAAGAATTTCCGTCCGAAGGCATCAAAGGATGGAGAGTCGGTGTCACTGAACGCTGAGCTTGCTATCATCAACAACTCAGAGTACGACGGCCGCAGGATTTTCGCTGGTCTTAATTCTAAGGCCGGCTTTATTATCCTTGACTTCGTTCATGCTACTGGCTTGCCGATGGAAGAAGTGCAGGATGAGTTTGCTGGAACCGAGAAGGCTCACCTGACATTGCCGGGATTCTTTGAAGGTTCTGACACACATCCTGATGATCCCTCACAGTGGAAGTATCAAGGGCCGCTGCTCAACAAAACAATGGAAGTTGAGCTTGCGGAGACGGAGTATCAGGGCAAGAAGCGCAACGAAGTGCGGCAGTACAAATGCTCCGTGCCGGGTTGTACGGATAAGCATAGCACGAATCTGATCAAGAACTAACACAGAAAGAGCGCGACTTCTACGGAGGTCGCCTCTTTTTCTCTAGGCTCTTGAGGGAGCTTAGAGAAAAGGAGAATAAGAATGAAAGTATTTTTTGTAGAGTACAACCATTGGCTTCGTGACATAAAGGATCGTGTGCTATAATGCCCTACATTGGTCCACGTGGTACACCTACATCCCGCATTTGGGTTATCCTAGCTAGACCCTTTGGCTCTGACAAAGGCACACTCTTCTCAGGAGGTATGGGTCATGTCTTCTTTAAGATGCTTCAAGAAGCTGGCATCAATCAATCAGATTGTTACTACACTTCCCGTGCGCCTAATACTGACGATGCTCATGCTTATGTTAATCTTGATGCTGAGTTAGTACATCATACTCCTCCAATCATTCTTGTTCTAGGAGACGCGGCGGGTTGGTTTTTGCCGGAGTTAAGAGAGCCTAAACTAATGACTACGAGTGCAGGGCAGTTGCAGAAGTACGCTGGCTCTCTGTTGTCAGCGCCGTCACTCTCGTATCCACATTACATGATTCCAATCTACGGTCCTGAACGCTGTGTTGCGGATTGGACAGAACGGAACATTACTACCTACGTGGATTTGCAGAAAGTGCGAGATGAGTTTAAGTATTGGCAGAAGAATGGTACGCTTCAGGCTCTTCCAGAACGTGTAATGAAGTATCACGACATGGATATGGATGAATTGATTGGGTATCTTGAGCGTTTTCGTAGTGCAAAGATTTTGTCTGACGATATCGAGAATCCTACGTACAGAAGTCAAAAGTATTCTCCACATCCAGGGTATCCACTGTTGATGGGTCTTGCTGATTCGGCCACGTTTGGAATCAGTTTCAAACTCTTTCGTGATAAACCAAGTGAAAATCGAGAGCTTTGGAGGCGCTTGGATGATCTCTATTACAATGTTCCGATTCTCTTGGGTCAGAACTTCTTTAACTATGATGCATTGTTTCATAATATGCTGGGCTTTAGGATACGATTTGAGAGAGTCCAAGATACTTTGTTGCGCCATCATATCTTGTGGCCTGAACTGAGTCATAAGTTACAGTTTATGACCAGACAATATACTCGTGAGCCATACTACAAGGATGAAGGACACGGATGGACGTTGAAGCGTATGAACAAGTACAGGCGTTACAACTGCTTGGATGCGTGTGTTACCAGAGAAATTTATGACGCGCAAGAAGAAGAGTTCCAACAAAGACCGCAACTGAGGTAAGGAGGCACCACATGACAACTGAGCAGCACGCTAATGGGACGCTGAGCGCGGAAGAGCGCGTTAAAGATGTGCTTATAAAGCATGTCTATATCAGCGGGAGCAAGCTACAACCCAGCGATGAACTTGTGAGTGAATTATTGCTCGCCGCGCGCAAGGAGACTCACAATGGCAGAGTTGACAGAGACGGTTGATGAACTTGTTGGATGGTGCAGTAGTTGTGACAAACTCTGCTATCAATCGGAATATCCTATCGTTGGTTTTGACGATGAGTACGCCACTTGCTCCTCGTGTGGAGATACGCAAATCGTGAAAGCTGACGAGTATCACGGAAAACTAATCGAGCACATCGCCCGCGCAGAGGCCGAGAGCCAAAAACTAGCAGATGAACTTCTTGACGCAAACATGGCGTGGGCCAGCAAGTGTGAAGAAGTCGCCGCGCTCAAGGCTGAGGTCGAGCGGCGGTCAGCGCCGGTGAGTTCAGAAGAGAAAGAGAAATACTTCAAAATCTGTGGGGAGTATCAAGTGAATTTAATGCTTGCCGAACGTGCATCAGCGCCCGCAACCGGAAAATGGGAAGATCCGAACGCGCTACAACTGGCGTATGAGAATTTTGAAGTGAACTCATGCAATAGTTGGCGCGTTGATACCGAAGGCGAGTGTCCGATATGTGCGAAGGAACCCACCGTGCGGAAGGAGCAAGCATGAAGCGCATCTGTTTTTGGCTAGCTATGGCGTTTTTATTTGCGGGAGGGTTGCTGATCGCGGAAGGACTCTACGCACAAACGGTTAAGCCTGCACTGCCGACCATAACGGTACCTCCGGCAAGTTTGCTGCATTCTGACGACTTCTTCTTAAGTTTTTCTCCCATTACGTCGTTTGTTGTTCCGTTGTGCGGGTGGCAGGGTAGGCAGCGAGACGATGGCCAGTGCGAGATTACGATAACTGCTCCACCTGATTACGAAAACTTCAAATGCACAGTAAATAAACATAAGCAGGGCGAACTGTACGTCATCACCTGCACATGGAAACCGAAGGAGCAGAAATGAACGCACACTTAGCAAAAATTCGTGAAATTGCTCTCATACTAAGAGAAGCTATTCCAGTCTGTTATATTCAGAGTCTTCAGCATAAGCTGGATGAGATTGTAGCAGAAGTCGATGCTATGAAAGCAATTCTGGAAAGAGAAGGTTTGTAATGACAAATCATCAATGGAAACTCATTCAAGACGACATTCTCGACAGGCGAGGCATAAAGTGGGAGTGGCAGCAGATTGATCCAGACGTGAAGAAAGAGATTCGCAAAGCGTGGGAAGCTATTCTTAAACCAGTAAAAAGAGGGACACGTGGATCGAGTAACTAACTCTTACGAGCACGCTCTTCAAGCAGCCTATTATGAAATAGGCAATCGTGGCATCTGCGTCAACACAGCACGAATCGCAGAGGCTAAAGCCATCGTCAAAGCAGAAGTCACGCGACAACTAGCTATCGCATCAAATCAGTGGGGAACAAAGGTTTTTGTCGGCGCGGCTAATGCTCCAGATGAGGTTGTCAAAGGTCTTAACGCTGGCGGCGCAATCAATATCAATGCGACACAGGGTAAGTTTGCGCTGCTTACAGGACTCAAAACTCTTGGCTATGAAGTTGTCAAGATCACAAAGAAAAACTCAGAGGGAGATTATGAGCAAAACTACTCAACCGGAGAACTCGCCCTACAGAAGATGCTTTCAAAAAATCAATTTGCGTATCCCGGAGGAGATCCTGCTATTAGAGCAATTCTCAAGATTAGAGAACTTGGCAAGCTCTACTCCTCTTATCTTAACGCTAGATTGCTCAGTAGAGATTCCAACGCGTTCTTTCTTAGTAACTATAACGTCGCCGGAACGCTCACGGGACGACGTTCAAGTAGAAGACATACTTTTGGATTTGGGAACAATGCTCAGAATTTTCCGAAGCACTCAGACGTAGCATCAATGTACCGGCGCTGCCTTGTCGCACGACCCGGAAACATTTTCCTAATGGTCGATCAGATCAGTGCCGAAGATTGGCCAGTAAGTGCGTTGTCTGAGAATCATCAAGCACTCAAGGAGCTACGCGATGACACTGACGTTTACGGTCGGCACACTCGGCTCGCCGCTATCATCTTTGGTATTCCACTCAATGCAAAGACTCCTGGTGAGTGGAAAGATTCAATGGAGCGGTATCTTGGCAAGAAAACTCGTCATGCCAGCAATTATGACATGAAAGCTGGTCGTATGAGTGATGCGCTGGCACAAGAAGGATTTAGTTTTAGCGAGAGCGATTGTAACACGCTTCTCAAGAAAGTCGCTGCTCATGATCCTTCTGTACAGAAGATTTTTCATCAATATGTCAAAGACACAGTTTCCAAAACGCACATACTAACCACGCCGTTTGGTAGAGAACGGCAGTTTTTAGGAGCGCGACCAAATGACAGTAATTCCAGTGTCTTCAAAGAGGCTTATGCTTATATCCCGCAGTCAACGGTGGGTGATAATACAGGATTTGCTGTGCTCAAGATGGAGAGTCACTATGACCTTTCCGAACGTAGAATCGTCCAAGAAGGCCATGACTCGATTGTGCAAGATGTTAGAGATGATACCGAGGTTGTATATAAGTACCTGCTTCGCGTTGTCGATTCATTTAAACGCACAATCGTGTTCCACAACGGAATTACCGTTGAAATTCCCATAGAAGCAGAAGTTGGATATGACTTCCAGACAACAGTCAAGATTAAAGAAGTAACTCGTGCTGGAGTTGCGGCGGCGATTGAGAAGCTCAAGGACAAACTAGCGTCATTGGAATCAAAGCAAGTTCTAATCACAGCATAAGAAAGAGCTTCTCACATGAGCAGGGTTCTAAAGAAGCCGTTTCATGAAAGTTTTATCGACTGTGTTAATCCACATACCGACATACCAGAGAATTTCATTATCTGGTCGGCACTCTCTCTTGTTGGAGCGGCGCTTAAGAACAATGTGTACTTTCAGATTGGTACATACACACTGTATCCGAATATGTTCATAGTGCTTGTCGGACCTCCTGGCGTTGGTAAAGGAGCTTCGATGAACATTTTAGAGCAGATGATTACTGATACTAAACCAAATCAGGTAGTCAATACGCTGTCTGATCGTATTACCGCAGAACGTATTATTGAGCGTATCTCAGATGGTTGGAGTACCGCGCCGCAGCTAAAGAATATGCAACTTGTGCTAGGTAAGAACGATCACAACTGCTTGCTCTTTAGCTCTGAGATTCGTGTTTTACTTGGAGCATCAGATTGGATGCTTGAATTTCTTGAGGAAGCGTGGAGTAAAACGACTTATGAATATCAAACCAAGAACAAGGGTAATGTTGCGATTGACAATATGTGCTGCTCTCTCTTGGCTGCTAGTGTACCTGATTTTCTTAGAAATGTTAATAGAGAAGCGCATATGGTTATTACTGGAGGTTTCTCCTCACGCTGTCTTTTCATCTACGCAGAGAACCCATCGAAGGATTTACCATTCCCTGAGCCGCTCAAAAAGAACTTAAAGTCCAAAGCTCTCTACGATAATCTCATCCTCGATCTTCAAGAAATAGGTACTCTTCGTGGAGAGTTTGTCATAGACACCGGCGCACGTCTCAGATTTGAGGCTTTCCTACGTCTCAATCGTGCTGCCTCATCAAAGGATGACTCTGAAGCTGTAGCGAATTTTCGAGCTAGAATAAAAGCTCACATTCTCAAGTTAGCTATGATTTTCAGTGTCTCTCGTGATAACACTCTTCACATTTCTGATATGGATATGGTCAATGCTATAGCAGAGATACAAAAGATTCTTGTAAGTTTGTCAAAACTTTTCCGCGGCGCCGGAGAAGGAATGGACGCCGCAGTAACAGCGCGAGTACAGGATTTTATCGAGAAGTATGGCAGAGTTTCGAAGATAGAGATTTTCAAAGCGTTACACAGACACTTAAACTCTTCCGAAGCTCTTGATAGAATTCTCTATGTTCTTGAGGCCATAGGTTATTGTACTGTGGTAAACTCAAATAAGATGACGTTTTATCAACCTGTAGTAAAGAAAGTAGGTCCGTAGTGGCGATTTGGAGTATACCAGAGTCGAACAAGTCCGTGAATGTGGCGCCTCAAGAATCAGTAGCACCTGATACGCCAAATTTTCTTGAGGCTGAACGCCTGAAACTTGAAGCTGAAGACGCTGCTGATGTAGCATTAAAGTCTGCCAGCGAAATTGTACTTGATGGCTCTAACAAGGTTACTATCCCAGGATATGATTACACATTCGAGGCTCTAGGAGAGAGAATACTTGTTAGCCTAGACATTCCACTCTCAGGCTATGAGTGTAAGACTTGTCTAGGCAGAAAGCGTATTAAGTATCAGTGTGAGTGTGTGACTTGTGGTAGAGCAGGAAGTAAGTATACACTGGAACAAATAGAAGATATTCGTAAAGATCTTGGAGACTCTGTAGCAGATGCTCGCGTTTCTATTGTCTGTCCAGAGTGCGGCGGCAATCCTGACAGAGTTGCCAAAGACGAAATTTGTCCAGAGTGTAACGGTGTTGGTGGTAGAGTTTGGATTCCACGTTCAGCAAAAGAATTCCCTACCACCGGCGTCGTAGTCTCGATGGGTTCTGTAGCAAGAGAGAAAGCTGAATTTAAGATCGGTGATCGTATTCTCTTTGGTTTCCAAACAGGAACAATGATTCCAAACAAGGCTGGGCTTCCGTTTAAGTACATGGATTACTACAACGGCGCAATTAAGATTGGAGGTGCCGAGGCTATGGCAGCTTTTGATTTTATTTTGAGCGCCAGTTAAGGAGGTGCAAAATTAACAGCGTGGATGATACTATCGCTAGAATTATAAGAAGCCCCACTCAGAACATAGAGTGGGGCTTCTTTGTTGCGCCGCCCCGATTACTGGGTGCAGCGCGTCCGTGTTCTGATTTCATGCCCTAGTTTCCGTCGCAGTGATAGAAAACTACGCCTGTTTCCGCTGCCGTGAATGTGATCGTGAACCCCGTCTTGCTGATGGCGCTGATGTAGGGAATGGTCGTCGCATTACCCGGTATCACCACACAGAATGCCGCGTTGGTCCAGCCGGAGTTG